CACTGCCATTAGAGTAGCATTACGCACACCGTGAACTTTCATCACCTCACGTAATTTTTCCCAATCCAACTCTGGTTTAAAATTGGCCAACTCATTGACCGCTTCAGCACGACGCTCCCACGGAAACTCTCCTTGTCCATAACGTGTTAGGCCAGAATGGCTGCACGGACCACGTTCCTTGGCTAGTTCCACAGTGGCTTCTGTCAGGTAGTAGGCTTGATGTTCCATCCATGATTTAACTTCTTGTAGTGCATCTCGTTCACCATACAACAAGCCACGCTTGGCGTGCCAGTAGGCTAGATTAGTAATGCCAATGCCTAATGGCTGGATTTCTTGGTTGCTTAACTGTGACTGAATGGAAAGAAAATCTTGGTAGTCCAAAATATTACACAAGCTACGCTGGAGTATGCGACAAGCACGGCGCATGTCTTCTGGATTACGGAAAGCTCCCCAATTGATGGAACCCAACGTACAAAGAGCGATACGACCATCGCTGTCATCCAGACGTTTAAAGGATTTAGTAGGAAGAAGTATTTCACAACAAAGGTTACTCTGGTAAATGGTATGGAATTCAGGATCAAACGGACCTTGATTCTGAACGTTGTCAATGAACACAAGATAGATACGACCTGTGTCAGTGCGCTCTTTTAATATGCCGCCCTTGAATACATCTTCAGCGGCCATGGTTTTGGTTCTTAGGTCTCGACGCTTTTCATACTTGACATACAGTTCTTCAAACTGTTCTGTATTCTTGTAAAAAGCCTCGTACAAGTCGGGTACTTCGTTGGGATCAAAGAATGTGATTGATTCTTTATTCTTAAATCTACGCCAGAAAAAACTGTTGAGCACAACTCCGTAGTCCATGAAGCGCACTCGGGTTTCTTCTGTGCCTTGATTGTTCTTAAGCACAATAAGATCATCAAACTGATAGTGCCAGATAGGATAAAATACCGTGGCACTGGCATTACGAATACCACCCTGACTGCAACTACGTAGATCACCAAACCACTTTTTAAGGAATGGTATCATTCCTGTATGCATGACTTCGCCACCACGAATAGGTGCACCCAAGGGACGCAGCCGACCAATCTCTAATCCTATGCCGGCTCGCTTGGCCGCATACTTGGCCATCATCTCCCCACTAGCAAAAATAGAATCCAGATTGTCGTCACTCCTGATAAGCACACAACTAGAAAACTGTTTAGTTGGAGTCCCAAGACCAGCCAGCACAGGTGTAGCAAGAGTAAACAAACCATCTGACGCACAGTTGTAATACTCTTTGATGAGACGCATACGTGCCGATCCAGGTTCTTCTTTATGAAAGACCGTAGCGGCCGCGACCATATACCTAATTTGTGGAGTCTCATAGATCTCCTTCGTAGCGCGATTGCGTACAAGATACTTCTCAATAAGCTGTTCAATTGCTGCATAGCTGTATTCCTCATCTTTGTCATGGTCCAACATGTCGTTCATGCGGTTCCAATCTTCTTCACTATACCACTCAAGAAGTTCAGATGTGTATAGGCCTGTGTCTACATTTTTCTTTACAATTTCATAAAGATGTGGAGGCTCATATGATCCATACACATCTTTACGCAGCATACTTAATCGTTGTTTGCCTGCCACATACTGATAGTTGGTGTGACCCACATCTGGATTTGATTCTATATCGATTAGATCCACGATAGCTCGCAATGTAATACCATCAATCTCTTGGGTAGTAATGCCATCATAAAAATGCAACTGTGCTTTGATTTCTATCATGGACTGACTGACATCAGCAATGCCTTGACAGACTTTGGCGACCTGGGCCTGCCACTTGTCAATATGCAGTGGCTCTTTTACACCGCTTCTTTTAACTACTGTAATCTGCGTCATTCTACTCTCGTTCTGTTTTAAATTTTTACTGCTATGCAATTTGGTGTTTCTGGTACTGCCGTTTGATTTTTACTTTAGTGAAGGTATTTACGATATCTTCGGGCTTCCAATTAAGTATATATTTTTCTTTTGCTACCTGGACTAAATTACCGTCATCCCAGGTTAAAACCAGTGTTGCATCCACCATATCCGCACGGTCCAGTAAAGTTATAGTATACAGGATTCCGAGCCCGCGAGCAAGCTCACAATAGACATCATCACTCAAAAGTTGCCATGGATCTGGCCAAGTTGGTTGGTCATCCCAGTGTAGGTAGTAAGGTCGCCAAGGTGCGTTAAACCACCAACGATTGATTTCATCTAATGCAGATTCTAAGGGAAGATTTTGACACCGGTCTCGTAGTAGATTCCAGCTGGCCAGTCTGGCGTCAAAAGTTGTGGGCCAGATCAAACTAGGTACGTGATAGAATAACGGATGGTACCATTGATCCCGAGATTGGTAGTAGAGTAGTCTAAACTAACATCAGTGCCAGCTTGACTAACTGATAAACTAACTCCAGTATCGGTATTTTCTGTGTAATCATCACTCCAGGACAAGTCAGTTGAGTCACCAGGATCAGTAGCAACCATTATGGTTCCAGTGCGGTATCTAGTAGCTCGTATTACAGTATAGTTGACCATAAAGGCTTTAGTTAGGGTAGTGCTGATTGTAAACACAGTTCCACTATCATCATCGGTCAAGGTGTCCTGTTGTCCGCTTTCTCTAGTATAGGTTCCCATGGCCAACTCACTGCCATTGGTTGTTGCTATGCTGACAGTGTTGTTGAGATTGATCCTGGGATAGGTGGTAGCATATGCGTCAGTTCTTTCAAATAGATCACTGATGCTAATGTTGTTGTTGCTCTGTATACTGATTATGCTGGTAGCAGGAGTGCCTGTGCTTCCGGTAAAGTGATTGCCCACATCATAAAAAATGTTATGTCCACTGGCATTGATCGCCAACACAAGATTGCTGCCAAATATGATACCCTCGGCATAGATGTTGTCAAACATGTTGCCTACGATTCTTGTACCAGTTGGACCACCATTGGTCACAGTGGATGTTCCTAACACAACACCTCTGTATAAAGTATCAAACTGGCTGGTACTAACCGTGACTGCCTTTGTTTGTTGATTGGTGTTGATACCCCAAACTAATCCACTGAACACACACCCATCAAATGTAATCTGTTCGCAGACAAGGCTGGCGGTGCTGGCAAAACTTACACCAATACTTCCGTTAGCATCGGATTCTAAATCAGCTTGAGTCGAGGTGCCACGAAACCCTACATTTTGAAAACGACAGTTAGTGGCATCTTGTACCAGGAACACATCTTGAGTTGAATCAGAGTGCGTGAACCCCATATTGGTGATGGTAATATACGTTGGAGGTGTTGCTCCTGCATTACCAATGTCTACTCCTGTATTTTGCAAACTGTCTGCTGTACGGGCCACATAATCAGCTACTCCGTCGTCCATGACAATTACGGAATTGTCACTGCCCTCACCATACAGGGTAGCATAAGGTGGAATATCAATGGAACCGGTTACACGATATACCCCTGCTGGGAAGAACAAACTGCGACGAATCTGGGGGTTTACTTCTCTACAAAATAATTGATACAGGGCACGATTAATAGCCGCAGTGTCATCAGTGACACCGTCACCTACCGCACCAAAATCTAATACGCTGGCAAACTGATCTAACCACGACTGTAAACTTAAAGTTACGGGTGTTCCGGCAGTGACTCCTGTTTGTACTGTATATCCAGCTGCTTGACCTTCGTAAGTATAAGTGTTGGTAAAATTTAATATGTCACTGAATTCTGTTAAAATTTCAGTGTTGCCAATAACAGGTGCACCATCTTGTAATGTGCCATTACCGATGTATAATTGGCGAGTATCTGTGCTCCAGCCAAGTTCAGCACCAGCTAATTGTGGTAAATTTTCATTTAACCCTTTACGGTTAGTAATTTGTGAGATTTGAACAATGGCCAATTTAGTCTTCCTTGAATTCTATCCAGTATTTAGCTGTTTAGGTCAGTAGGTAGTACTGCTCTAAACGACGCCACCATTGGTCTGACCAGTGGTCAAAATCCTTAGATTCTAGGATAAATTCTTGGTAAACAGGGCGGGCTAAGGGATTGCCCATGTCGTCTACGGGCGGTTTCACACACATCAAAACTACACCTTTGCGTATGTTTGTACCGTACACTTCGTTATGTGCTAACGCATAGGCGGTAAGCTGTAAGTAATAGTCTTCAATCCATTCTTGTTTTTTGGGCTTATTAGTTTGTTTGTAGTCTAGGATACTTTCTTCGCCTTGATGTATGCCACAGCCGTCGGTTGTGCCGGCATATAATTTAGGAAAGTATAAGGGAATCTCTACACCCCAAATTTCGTCAACATTTACAAGTCCATCTTCAATAACGGTTTGTGCCATGGCATGGCTGGCCCAACCAAACGGATTTGACCCGCGGTCTTTAAGTTCACCTTGCTTGATATAATCTTCTAAGTAGGTGTGCATACGAGTGCCACGGTTGGCAGCCTCTGTGGTAATCTTCTGTGCGTTTTCTACACCCACACGCTTGCGCCACTCATTGAGTGCTTGTTTTTTTTCTTCGGGTTTGGTTTTGTCTAGGATAGTTGTTACACTAGGAACTCTGCCGCCATCTGGAGTAGAATATAGTCGTTTGCCTTCTTCAGTTGTGCGACTTAGTTCGTGGTAATTAAATTTTGGATTATACATTGAGTAAGTATAACAGGATTATAGCAATTAAACAACCACTGCTATATTCTAAATGACTCGCCGCAACCACATCGGTCTTTTTCATTTTTGTTAATGAATTCAAAGCCCTCGTTAAGACCTTGACGAACATAGTCCACTGTAATGCCGTCTATGATAGGCAGGCTCTTTTTATCTACAATAACATTGGTGCAATTGTCAGCCATAGCAACATCACCTGGTTGTAATGCATCTACATATTCTAACACATACGCAAGACCCGAACAACCTGTGGTTCTAACACCAATACGAATACCTATGCCGGATCCACGCTTGTCTAAATTAGATTTGATTTTTTTAGCGGCCGTTTCGGTTACTGTTATCATTAGTGTTTGCTTCTGTAATCTGCTACTGCGGCTTTGATAGCGTCTTCAGCCAGTATCGAGCAGTGGATCTTGACAGGCGGTAGGGCAAGCTCTTCCGCAATCTCTGAGTTCTTAATCGCGCCTGCTTGGTCAAGCGTTTTTCCTTTGACCCATTCGGTAACGAGCGAACTGCTAGCAATCGCCGATCCGCAACCGTAAGTTTTAAATTTAGCATCTGTGATGATTCCATCTTTGACCTTTATTTGTAGTTTCATTACGTCACCGCAGGCAGGTGCTCCGACCATGCCTGTGCCTATGGTATCGTCTATTTCCATTTTTCCCACATTGCGTGGATTTTCATAATGATCAATTACTTTGTCTGAATAGGCCATTGTATACTCCTTTGTATATTGTAACACACTGCTTGATTATTTACAACAGTTTTGATTAAGAGCGGCGCTTCATTGCGGACTTGGCATTGGAATCTACCACTGCTCTAGCTTGATCCACACTCATTCCTGTTTGGGCTTCGGTATCGCCTTTAAAGTTGATAACTTTAGAATTTGGTTGCAGTGGCGCCAGAATGTTGCTCAGTGGTGGTTGGCTGATCAAGTCACCCAAGTTGTCTACGGTAACATTCACGCCTAAACTTTTGGCGGCTTCTATAAACGCCGCTTGACTGATTTGTTTTTTAGCACTTTCATCTTCACTACGGCCAAGCAAAAACTGGCTTAATGCAGCCAGTCGTTGTGTGTTAGGATCTGCAACTTCGCGGATTAACATTATCTACGTTCACGACCTAGGCCTACTGGCTCAACGTTGGCATCCATTTCAGCATCGATATCTTCTTCACCGTCGACGGTAGGGATCTCAGCATCAATGCCGATTTCTTCTTGGCCTGGCATGGGTGGTGCAAGTTCTTCGCCTGGCACTTGTGGAGCTTGACCAGTCACTACACCTAGAGCCTGCTCTAACTGAGTCTTGGCACCTTGCAAGTTCTGTAACAGACCGGCCAAGGCAGCTGTGGCATCTGTGTTGAACTGCATGGCTTGGTCTACACCGACTTCATTCTTGATCTGATCTACCAAGGCTGGCAAGTCTTTGAACTGCATGGCACTGATATCTTCACTCATCTTTTGCACTTGGTCAACCATGTCTTGGCTGGCCAACACTACCTGTGCTTGCTGAACTTCGCTTTCTTTCAAACGCTGACGTAGGCTACGACGATTTTCAGCCATGGCTGCCATAGTTGGATTGCTCAATTGTTTTTGTAAGTCAGCAAGTTCTTGTTGCTTTTGTTTGATAGCGTCTTGGATCTGTTTGCGTCCTTGCTGAATCTGTGCGGCTTGCATTCCAGCCTGTTGCTGAGGAGTCATCTGTGCGGCTGTGGCTTGAGTTGCCAGAGCTTGCTCCATAACAACTAATTTTAGATAGCTTGAATTTTGTTCGCTACGGTGGAATTCTGGAGTACGACGATGTTCAGCAATTAGATTGCGAACACGGTTGAGCATACCACGAGCTTGCTTTTGAGACATCGCCTCAAAAGAGATACGATTACCAAAGTAACTTTCGAATACTTTAGCGGCTTGTTTTGTTGGATTGGCTACGGCCAGTTCTTGCAGTTTCATTATCAAATCCTCGTTGTTGAACATATTTAGCCCAGCTCACACATTTGGATAACTGATTTTCCAGTCGTTTTTTGTGTATGATCTTGCTGGCCAG